GATCCTCCTAAATCAGAAGATACATCTAGTAAAAATTGTTGTCCTGGTCGTCTTTCTATTGCACCTTGCGGAATACATACCACATTGGTTGCTTTCTCTAAACCCGCTTGATATTGTGTAATGTCGACTCGACCTTTAACAAGTGGATCAAACTCGCCCATAGTAAATGAAGATTGGTACTGAACAATTCTGCTCATGCTCCTCTCACTTCAGTTAACAGATATTGTGCAATAACAGGAGGAGTTTCACCCGCACCATCTAAATTGATAGCGGTTCTAAAATATCCACCTCTGTTGTTATCGGCTGCTCCGCCTAATGCAATCTGTTTATAGTATGCTCCTTTTTCTGTCTGATCTGTAATTGTTTCTGCTAGATTCCACGCCAACATATAAACAAGTAATTGAGTAAAATATACAGGGAGTTTACCTTCTACTATGTCTTGTTGATAATCTACGAAAATAGATGTGTTATCGGTTAATAATGTTTCGCCTTGTATTTGATAATCTTTAATTGTTGCAGCTCCTCTATCACTAGAATTGTAAACTGATCTGGGAACACTATTGATCATATCAGATGGTAATTTGTACTGATGTAAAAAATGTGCAGTAGGAGCAGTTGATAATCTTGAGAGTTCTGCTTTTTTAAGAGTAAATGTCCAAGGATACATTCCGAGGGTTGTTGTTTTTACTTTAGGATAGATAATATCTAAAGCATTGCCGATCGCTGTACCATTTGAAAAACTAGCAATCGTATCAGCACCGAGAAGAAGTAATGCTTGATTTGCTATGCTTACCTGATTATCTCCCGTTGCCATAATAATTCCTTAAATAAAAGTGGAGAGCCGAAGCTCCCCACAGTTTATAATTTAGTCAGCGTCAGCTACACTAAGTGCCGTTCCATCACTCACATCAACCACGCCAGCAGCCGTTACACTTAATACAACGACTAGAGATGCAGTTGGTGTGTTTGAATCATGAACATAAATTAGATCACCGACTTTTACTTCATCAGATACCGAATTAAAGTATCCTTCAGTATTCATAGTGGCTAGATTATCAGTAGTGGTATAACTCCAAATTTGTGGAGCAGACCCTCTTTTACTCATGCCACCAATGGGATTCCAACCCGCTCTTGCAAATGCCATAATTTACCTCCTATGACTCACGGCAAGTCACTTTAATTAGACCTGCTGTATCTATCACAACTGCACCAGCAGAATACATCGCACTTACTAAGAACGAAGTTTTCTCAGGCACATAGTTGACCTCAACTTTTGGTGCGACACTTACGCCACATCCAATCGCTGATCTGTGATAAAAGAATGTGTTTCTATCTGAACTGCCATCAATGGCAAGTCCGCCCTCTGAACGATCACCGACAACATGAAATTGAAATCCCATCATGGTATCAATCTCACCTTGTACTAATGCTCGAATATTTTGGAAATCACCAGAAATTGCTCTCTCATCTCCTAATAATCCAGCAATCGAATTCGCATGCACAACTGCATGACGATCTGTTGGTGGAACATTAGCAGCGTCCATAGCTTTTTTTGCTGCGATGATTTTACCAATATTTAGATCTGAAGCTGCTGCTGATCCTGAAGTTACTACTGTGTTCGCAATAGTTGCTCCTGGTGAAGCTGCTTCCATTACATCGATGATAATCTGATCTTCTCTTCTGGCTATGGCTTTACCCACAACCTGAGCAAGTTCCTGTCTTTCATCGAAGTTGACTTTACTCTGATCGAATATATCACTGTACTCGGCTGCGATAAAGTCGCTCATAGTGGCTGTTACTGTGCTGAAATCTGTGTTCAATGGCACAACATCTGTTTGTGGAGTTCTAATCTGTGATACACCTTTTCCAATTTTAGGAAACTTGACAGTAGAACCTTGAACATTTGTTCTCATTCTAACACTATTATTCAATACAGATTCGCCTTGATATGCTTGTTTTACCTCTGCTTCAAACAGGGTAATAAAAGCTGTTGATAATCCTGTACTCATAATTGTACTCCTGTTAAATAGTTATAATTGTTTACTAATCGCTTCGGTTATTGGAAAAAGATCCAGCCAAACATATAAGGTATTGCCCTACACAATCTCATTTCTGAGAAGCCAAACCAGCCAAAAAAGGTTATTGGTTAATTATTTATAAAACATCTTGACACGCTTTTCAAGAAAAAAAGAAACATCTAGCGTTTATCTAGATAGCTTACCTGACTTCTCAAGTTCAATCATATCTTTTTCTACTTGTTTTCTAAATGCTTCATCGGTTGCATATTTAGGATCTGCGACTCTGGATAACACCTCGTCTTTGTCTAAACCATCGACTTGCATTGTCATTGTTGGTATTTCTTTTTCGCCTGTCATACCTCTGAAGATATTTAGAATACGAATACCTTGAGCAGTACCACCCATGATTTTAAATTCTTCAAAGTCATCTTTGTTTAGGATACCTTGACTCACTAGCTTTCTACCCCAATTCACCATGCTTTGTATTTTTTCGGTTGCATTTTCACCGAGCTTAGCGAGTTCCTCTTTCTCATTGATTTCTTGTTCTTGTATGCTTTCGCCTCTGATCTCTGCTATCTTACTAACTAATTCATCAAACGATTCTTGCGAGATATTATTTGCTTTTGCCCACCCTGATGCAAACTCAACTTCTGGATCAGATTGATCAATACCTTTTTCTTCTAGGTTTTTTAAATCGTAGGACTCTGGTGCTTTACTATTTTTTTTATGAAATGCTTTTTCAAGTTCTGCATAACCTTTTGCAATACCCTCTACATCTGGTCCGTCTTTTTTATCCCAGAACTTTTCTGGAAAATAATCTGGTCTTTCAAATTCAACATTCTCTAAATCTTCTCCTTCAACAACCTGATCTGCTGACTTCGTTGCCATACCTTCATCTTGAGTTGTTTCTTCTTTTTCAAGTGAAGCATTCGACATTAATCCTTCTGCTGGTTGTTCTGTTGTTTCTTCTGTTTTTACTTCTTCTTGGTTTTGGACTTCATCCATTTCTAGCTCTCCTTAATTTTAAAATAATTTCTCTGACTACAGAGTTTTGACCATCTCTAAAATAGCCAAATGAGTTGTCATATCCTGGTGTCCATGTCGGTACATCAAGATAGGTTTTTTGTAAGTGGTCGAGTAACTTCTGACCTTGTTCGGTGGAAAATACTTGTTGATATAATTTATCGAGTTCGGTGGGTTCGATCCTTGCATTAGGATTAGGCATTGCATCTAATCCCTCCCAACCAGGACTATTGATCGTTTGTTGCTGCTTGTTGTTGGGTTTCATTCATCATACCTTGTTGCATCTGTTGTTGTGCGAGAGCTTGTGCTTGTTCCGCCATGACTTGTTGCATTTGTTGTCGTTCTTCAAAAGTAGTACGGATTGACGCTGGAACTGCCATTGCGTCTGCAATAAAGTCAGCAACCTCTTCAATCTTAAATGTCATTTGTCCTGTAGGGCCTAGACTTGATGCGATCTGAATATACTGCATAATCTGATTTACTTTTGTCATATTACTTGCCATAGCAATTTCACCTACGGGTTGAACCTTCACTTGCAATCCATTGACCTTGAGTGGTAGTTGGATAATGCCGAGTCCATCCATAACCTCTAGAGTTCTTCTAACAATCGGATACATCGTTTCATTTATCAAGCGTCCGTATGCAGAACCTAAGTTCTGTGATAATTGTTTCATTCGCTCCGCTACTTCTAAAGCAGTTCGAGCCGACATATTGTCTGGCGGTAATGATTCATCGAGTAAAATTTTCTTTATGTTCATACGAAGATCGTTTGTTATAATCTGACTTAACTGTGGATCTCCTGATCTGGGTAAGGGTTGTAAGTCTGCTCCTCTAGGACCTCCGTTTGAGTTGACAGGGATGATCGCACCAGGAACGAGATTGATTGAGTTTGGATTAATTACACCCGTATCAACCGCAGTATATACACCCGCAATAGTTAGCGAAGCATTTTTAAGTGTTAGTTCTAATACTCGATTCAAAGTTTTTATATCGGGTAGTGCGGTGAGAACAGGACCTCGACCATATCTTTCGTTTGCTGCTTTCATGTATCTGGCAATCACCCAAGGAAACGATTTTAAATCTCTATACACAAGTTCGTTTTGTCCTCCTCGATCAATAATCTGATAATGATATCTGCCTGTGTTTTTATCGTAGTATGTACCTTCAATCAACTCCACCATCTCACCTTCTCGGTTGGTGTATTTTTGTTTCATATCTTGTGGAATCTTAATGTCAGGAAACTCTTGATCTAATACACCATACGGACGTTTCATTCTACGATATACTTTATCGACAGTTCCGAATGGTCCTTCTTCAAATGTAATTAAGAATGTTGGTACAGCAGTATAGCGAATAGGGGTTACTTCATCGCCTGGATTTATAAGAAGGACTGCGGTACCAATAGCAAGCTCAAGAAGAAATTCGCCCATAGCCGCGTCAAAATTAGATTGTCGCATGATATCGAACATACGATCAGCATAACTATCGAGGATTTGTTGGGTTTCTATTTTTCGTTCTTCTGGTATTTCTGATCCTGGTATTAGACGACACCATCGAGCTGCGGGTGGAAATAGTCCTGATTGTAAACGATTGGCAAATTTTTGTGTAGAATCAATCGCAGTAGAATCAAACACTCTGGACATTTTATCTTGACCTGGAACATCACCATCATAGTATCCGTCATGTAGGTTTCTCATGGGCAGCGAATAGCGGTATGCATCTTCGTATATGGATCGCCAATTATCCTTATGGGTATTGTTTTTATCGTATTTTGATTTTAGTTGTTTTGGACTAAGCTTTGGCATTTTTATATCTTTCTAATAAATTCTTTCCTTTGCTTGCTAACTTTCTAGCTGCTTGAGCATTGGTTGGAGCAGACTCTCCCCAAGCTCTTGCGGCTAGTGCAAACCGAGTCGGTTCTCCGTTTGGTTTTTTAAATGGGGGAAGGTCAGACCGCCCGTAAAACCGACTCAAGAATGATCCTTTTCTTCGCATCTTTTCTGGTGTATTGGCTGCACCTTTAACACCTGGTTTTAAATTAGATCCTTCTTTTCGTTTAAAAAATTTTCTTCCCGCTTCGGTTAGTCCTCCTTTTGGATTCTTATGTTTTTTTAGCATACTTCATACGAGATTCGTTAACAGACATTTTCATTTTACCGCCTGTCATTTTAGCAAAGTTCTTCGCTTCCATAACGCCTTTAGCGTTGTACGGAAAACTTTTTTTCATCATCTTGTTATTACTTTTGTACATTACTTCGGGCATCTTGATCCTCTCTTTTCTTTGGGTTTCTAATATATTTTTTATTCATTATCTTGAACTTCTTGGTCCTAATGTGTTCTGACCTTGATCCTCTTCTGGAGTACGACTAATAAATGCTGTCATTAAACCTTGAGCACCTCTTTTTCTTGATCGTTTACGAGCAGCTATTTCTCTTGATTGTCTTGCTTTTTCTTCTTCTGCTAGTTTTTCTCTACGAGATATTGCATCGAGTTCTGCTTGACTCGGACCTGGTGGTGGTGCTGGTGCTTTTGGTCTTGAGAATATTCCGCCCATGTCTACTCCTTTTTCGTTTTACCAAACAACCGACTCATTATAAAATAATCTGATTTGTCTGGACCATATTCTTTTAAAATACCTTCCTCCAGAAAGTAACATGCCAATGCCCATTTGTATGCTAGGTAATTATACCTACTCACATTTATCTGTAATCTATGAATATTTAGTTTCTTGGCAGTGTAGTTAAAAAATCTCAGACTTGCTTTATGAAATTTAAATTTATGTTCGCCTATTTGTAAACATGGAATCAGCCATGCTTCGTACACACCTTCCCAGATGGGTAGCAAACCAAAGCAACAGACAATTTTTTTTCCCACCATGCCAGAGAATGATAATCCTTGTATTGGATAGGTTTTGATCCGTTCTGAATAATCATGAAAACTTTCAAACATTTTTTTTTCTGCTTCTCGATAATCCATAAATTTTAAATGAGTGTAATGAAACGGAACAAGTTTGGTATGCTCTCCATCAAGTCGCAAGGCGTGATTTAATTCTATAGTTGTAAACATCAGGCTAACGGATCAAAGTCTATCTTAGCTACCATTGGTTGTAACTGTCTGGACTTTC